AGTCGCGAAAGCACATAGACTTACCACTTGGGAGAGCGAACTCCTTAATAAAGCAGGCCAATACCGGGACTTTCCACCCCGAAGACTTCCGTTGCATAGGGTTTTACCCGCACGGTTGTATGTCCAAAGAATGCAAGGACAAGGAGAAAGAGAAGGACCCCGAGAAAGATCTTGGTGGGTTACCACGTTGTGGTTCCACAAGTCTTCCGGAAGGTATTCCATCTTCGCCCCAGCCCAGCTCGAAGGGTGGGAGCGTTGCGACGTCCGGACCCCTGCCACGCAAAGGCTCGGTCCGAAACGGGGACTTTGTCTATGTCCCAAAACAAAAAGACCTGGGCGTGCCAGTTCCGCCCACCGTGCCTATTAACGCACGGCCTCCCAAACTTTGCCACGGATGTGGGAAGCCCGGACATATTCAGAAGAATTGTCGGGCTTCGGGAGGAAAAAGACCGCGGGCCGCGGCACAGAATGCTGACTCAATAGCTGCATTCGCTGATCTACAGGCACAAGAAAAAGGCGCTAGGGACGCACTTGTGGAGATTTCTGCAGACAGGGACGAAGCCGCGAAGGCTGTCGTCGATCTCACCCGTGATTTGAAGGAGAGCACGAGGAAGGTTGAGATTTATGAAGCGGGCGTTGCAGCGGCACACAAAAAATGGGCCAACGCATTTGAAGCCACGTGGAGCGAAGATGCACCCAAGTCGTATCTGTACTTGTGGTGTTTAGTTCCAGCCCTGCTCTTTTGGGCGCTCATTCTCTGGGTCAATCTTGAAGATTGCCTGGCTGATCTCGAATGGGTAATCGATCATGATGATGCACGCATACAAGTTGCGGTGCTCTGCCAGATTGTGTATTGTTTTTGCACCTGGCGGGCGGTTGACGGATATTTGACGTCATGCGGGAAGCGGAATCTCTTCTCCCCCCGCATAAGGCATTGTTATGCCATGGTTTGTTTGACGGACTACCTCCACGACGATTTGAGAGCGGACTCAATGTCGATGACGGAAATTAAGCACGCTAATGCAATTTACGGGCTTGTTGAGTATACTATTAGGCTTAATGGTAGACTAATCAACAAGGATTACTGGGGTGAACTCACTAATCGGCCCGGTCAGATGCTCATATCAATGGAGCTGCTGGCCCAATTGTCTACGCCCACCTGCATGCAGTCGACCGATGAGTTGACAACGCAGAAGAGGTTGGAATCATTCGCGAAATCCCATCATGCCGTTAATTTGGATAAATACCTTAGTTGGAAAAAGCATGATGTGGTCGGGAATACCACGACGGTCGCGCTCGGCATCTGGAAAGATCGCCTTGAACACCGAGTCGGGTATTTCCCGTCCACCCTAGTCGGATAGGAGGTCAAAGGTGGTACCTTGGGGGGTACAGGTATGGGGAGGTTAAGCAAGATCCACTTAAGGAGATTAAGGAGGATGCCTACATATCTGAGTCCACGCCGGTCACGCTCAATATGCGACCGACGGTCGGTGTGAGTTTGGGATGCCATGTGGCAGGTGCAGCCTGCCCTAAGGCTGACCCCCTCGATCCAAGGACCACCAAGGCTGGGGTGAGGAAGAGGTTTGCAATAAAACCGCCTGACGCAAATGCACGGACCTTAAAGAGGTTTGAGCAGTTCGTGTTTCGTTGGGTCCGCGACAATTTGACTCCACTTGTCTGCGATGCGGATGTGTCGGTAGAGCATTGGCTCGCCCACACCGATTACCCTGACTGGCGCCGAAAAGAGCTACGCGTCCAGTGGGATGGCGTTGGAAGCATATGGGACCCCGATAAGGCCCATCGATACTTCCGATGCAGTTCCTTCATGAAAGATGAGTCATATCCGACCTACAAGCACCCCCGAGCTATCAATTCTCGGTCTGATGAGTTTAAGTGTGCTGTTGGTCCCATCTTCAAGCTAATAGAGGAGGAGGTATACAAGTTGCCTGCCTTTATAAAGCACGTCCCTGTAGCCGATAGACCAGATTATATAATGGGTCTACTACATCGTGAAGGAGCCAAATATCTCGCAACTGATTACACGGCTTTTGAGTCGTTATTTGTCGAGAAGTTGATGACCGCCTGCGAATTTCAGCTATATTCGTACATGACACAGTTCCTGCCAGATGGAGCTAATTTCATGCGCCTTGTTCGAGAGGTGTTGGGCGGCGAAAATTTGTGTGTCTTTAAACACTTCCGTGTTAGCCTGAAAGCAACACGGATGTCAGGGGAGATGTGCACCTCACTGGGCAATGGGTTTTCAAACCTTATGTTCATGTTGTTCACCTGTGCTGAAGCCGGGTGTACTGAGGTTATCGGCGTGGTTGAAGGGGACGATGGTCTCTTTACCATGATTGGGAACCCCCCCAAGGAAGAGGACTTTGCCAAGTTAGGCTTAGTTATAAAAGCAGTGGAACATGACACGATTTCAACTGCTTCCTTTTGTGGCATAGTATTTGACCCAGATGATAGGATCAATGTCACAGATCCGGCGAAGGTTCTATCGAACTTCGGCTGGACCCAGCGAACCCACAACAGATGCCGTAAGTTCAAATTAGACGGTTTGTTGCGCTGTAAGGCACTTTCGTACGCATTTCAATACCCTGGCTGTCCTATTATACAGGAGCTTGCATCATATGGTTTAAGAGTCACAGCGGGTGTGACCAATTCCAAGGTGCTGAAGTTAGCTAGCCAGAAAGGGCAAGACTCCTACAAGTTAGGGAAGGTCAAGCTCGCCATACTCCGAGGGAACATACCTTGGAAAGAAACGGGTTGGGCGACCCGAATCCTTGTCGAAAGACTGTATGGTTTCACCGTGGAGCAACAGCTCCATATAGAGGCGTA